CAGCCACAAACGTGCCGGCATTGTCAGCAACAGCGCCAGCCCAGCCTGTGCGCAGCAGATAGCCACCGTCAGTGACTTTGTAAGGCAAGCCGAAGACATCGCCAGAGCCAACAGACAGATTGCCTGCAAGAGCAGCCGAGACTGCGACTGCTGTGATTGTCTTGAAGGTCTTGGTGCTGTTAACGGTTGTGGTGCCGGTAAGCGTGATGCGCTGCGTCTGTGTTTGGCCCCAGTAATCAGTGCCTGTCACTGTCACAGTCTGGGTTGTATCGCCAGCATTGGACGAGACAAAAGAAACAATACGGGCCACATCAAGTGTAGCAACACCGCCAGAGGCAGACGCGCCATTGATTGTAGCATTGCCAGCGGCCGCAACAGCCTGAGCTGCACAGACTGCAGTGGCAGAAAGTGTGGCGGGGACGATGTCGAAGATGTAAACGCGGCCGAGGGGGCCAACACCTGCGAAAACGGTGCCGGGACCAGCCCAGCCTTGAGATTGCGGTCCAGTAGCAGAACCAAGCCAGAGATCGTCTGAATATTGAGGCATGTTAAGCTCTCCTCCATGAAAAGTTTGAGCGGGTGCATATTCGCACAAAAAGAAAGGGCGGTCCAGTGGACCGCCCCTGTTATTACGTCAATTAGACGCCGGGGGTGCCGAAGACACCGCGAGGATCTGTCCAACCGAAGTTATAACGCTCTGTCGCCTTAAAGCGCATGGAGTCTGTTTCGAAGTCGCCTTCCATGCTCTTCTCGAGCGGGCGGCGCATCATCAACTTCAAACCATCTGGAGCATCGGTCTCAACCCACCAAGCGGTGGTCGAGGTCAGACGCGACAGATTGGCTTGGCCGCCAGACAAAAGACCCATAGATTTCACTGGGTTAATGTCATTATTTCCTGTGCCTGCACGCAGAACGCTCTTGAGGAGCACTTCAGCCTGGAAGACATTGGAAGGCGAGACAACCAGCTTGGTGGGCGTCAAACGGATCTTCTTGCCGTTGTTGTCAACGGCCTGACGGATCTGGATGAGGAGCTGCTCAAGCGAGGTCTGTGACAAAGCAGCAGCAGTTGCCAACTGATTCGAGAAAGTGCCGTTGATGATCGGGTGATCAGTTGCAACGAGCGACTTTCCGTCACCACCTGCATACGCACCATTGAAGGCGCGGTTCAGGATGTTGGCGCCCAGCGTTTCCTTTGTTTCGATCAGAGACTGCGCCAAATGCTTGGAGTAGGTCTGACCGATACGGATATGATCACCGTCTTCCACCAAGACTTTTGTCAGGGCGAAGGCGAGACCATACACGCGGTAGAGGTAACGCTGAATGAAGAGCACGCCACCAGATTGGTAGGTGACTGCTGTGCCATCGGGCAGCTCGGGAGCTGAACCGAAGCCAAACAGAACCGGCTCTTCATGGTAATTGCGTGGAATGCCACGCTCTTCACGGAACACCTGCTTCCATTCGTCTGCGCGCTGGTCGTAGACGCCGTCGAAACATTCGTTGAGAATGGGTTCGACAATGGAACGGAAGTCCGTACTACGCATTGGAGTTGCCATAGTGAGGTCTCCCTATCAGAAGGCGTTAATAGTAGCGACATACTGATGCTTGGAGATCTGCACCTGTACGACTGTGTAAGCATCGCCAGCAGCATTATCAATGCCGTTAGCAATACCGATGATCCTCATCTGGGCATTACTTGAAGTAGTAATGGTGCCAGTGCCGAGGGTGGCAACTGAGTAACCCAAGCCATTGCTTGAAGCAGCGCTGGCGAAGTTAGCTTGGTTGCCGATGTTGGTCTGAGCGATCGAGCCGTCAGCCTGAATTTCGTACACGAGGTACGGGTCCATGCTGTAATAGGCAATGATGTCAGTGGCGCCGGTGTTGGCGGGCCAGCTCGGTGAAATCACCGGACGCTGTGCGCCAGTCGGCAGATACTGACAGCCTGCAAACGCGCCGACGAAAGCATCGCCAGCGGCAGCAGCTTGAAGTGTGCCATCAGTACCCATTTTAACCCCCTGACCAGTGTAAAGGTCAGCGGCATAACCGGACAAAATCGTACCAGCAAACTCACGGATAGTACCGGAGGGGCTATATGCTGTACGCAGTCCGAACGGAGCAGAGGTCGAGGACATTCTCGTATCCTTATGCTATTGTTACGGGGATCCAACTAGTCGTCAAAGACGGGTCTAGGTGGGGCTTGGCGTAGGTCAGCCATACCTTCTTCCTCGATCAGTCTGGTTTTTGACGCACGGGCATTCGCGGCCATAGAATCATTGTCACCGACCATACGCTCTTCTTCTCTCAGAGGTGCATCGTGATGCGTCTCTTTCATATAGCGTTGATACAGTCGAGATGGCAGTTTTGCTGCCAGCATCTCATTGACGCCGATACAACCGGCATACTCGCCGGTCTTTAAGGCTGTGTATTCCCACCCAGGTACTTCTTCAGGCTTTATCATCTCGTATCCGAGACGCATCCGATTCTGAATAGCATCACGAGGGTTTGTAGTGGTCAACCAACAGACATGGTAGCCGGGGATCTGGGGTAGATCTGGCAACGCACTCTGATAGAACGCATTACGAAACATATCCATACGGTCGTCATCCGAAAGCTCTCGGTTTTCGGTAATAGCGCGATCTTCCATCGCACGGCTTTGACGGGCCGGATCTGGGGTTTTCTTTAGGCGTTCATCACTATCTAGTTTCATCCGCTCGCTCCTTGTTAGCGTGCTGCCTTATTATCACGATCGTAGGAGGAATAGATCTTAAGCATCCTTTCCCGCCTTTCTGGATCGTCCCAAATGCCAGCGTCCTTGAGTGCTTGCACCCGCTCGGGGCTGACATAAACTTGTCTCTTTCCAGGGGTGATGTCCCTAGAACCACCAACAGGCGGTCCACGCCTACCAGCTTTAGGTGCATTATAGCTTGTTTCGTCGTCATCATCAAATCGATGAGGAAGGCGTTCTGCAAGGCGCCGATCCAACTCGTTCCAATACTTTCTGCTAGTAGGATCAAAGCCTTCTGCAATTAAGCTGCTATCGACGGCCTTAGCGATCATGCTGTCGGGATCTGTGCCATTAGCATTGAACCAAGAATTTTCAGAAGCCCACTTAGACGCAAGCTGTGCTACTTCTGAACTATTCACGGATGGCACAGGTGCCGCCGCAGTCTGTTTGGCTCGGTTGATCTGCGCTGCCTCAGCAAGTGAGCGATCCCGATGGCGGAGAAGCTCAGGAACCTTTGAACCTTCACCGATCTCAATCGCCCTGGCTAAAGCATTCTCAGCAGCCTGAACATTGTACAAGGCACGTTGATAATCTTGATTTAACGAACCTTGTTGTGCGTTAAGTGCATGATCTTCAACGGTTTTAAGGCGTTGTGCAATGATTTTGTTCTGTTCTATAAGCCATTGCATTTCTTCGCGGGTCTTGTCGCGTGCATAATTTTGGGATTTTTTGCGCGTTTTGCGAAATTCCCGACGAGCATTTCGACGATTTTGCTCTTCTTCTGAGAGGGTTTCAGACAGTCGATCGTCACCATCTTGTCCATCACCAGCCTCAGTATCGCCTTCCGCAGCCTGTGCCTCAGCATTGGGGTCTTCACCCTCAATAATCTCAATTTCTTCTTTATCTCCACCCATGGTCTGTCCTTTCAGATATGTGCTTTGATTTCAAGGGGATCCTCAACATCGCCGACAATATTAAGGTCGTCAAAGATGACAAACTGAACCTTTTGATCCAAATCTGAGTTTTCATCTTTAAAAGTTCTCTCCCAGCGTATGCCGCCGTATTTCGGCACAAACACATACTGGCCCTTGGTGCACCAAATGCCTTCTGACCATGGCTCAAGAGTATTGCGGTTTTTATAGGCTAATGGTCCTAAATCCAGAACTCTAGCAACGCAGGTGTTGTCTAGTTCTGTGTCTTTAGTAGTCTCGGAAAAGATAATTCCACCGCGACTTTTGGTCTTTGCCCTTCTAATTTGGACAAGAACTCTGGATCCAAATGGCTTAATGCCTGGGTTGATCTCGGGGAAGAGGTTTTCTTCCTTATCAGTACTGGACCCATCTTTTACCAACATGACGGCTGTTGCCATGCTCCGTTCCTTCTTCTGCTGACAAGGCTTCATTTACAATCGCGAGTGCGCGATCTAGCCCTGCATAATGACCTATCCGGCGACCGTACTCGAAAGGTGAGCCGTCACCAGGCGACTGCATAGTTTCATGCGCTACAAGATTCTTTTCCTCTAGTAGCGCATTTATGATTATTTCCAGCATATCCCCACCCCGTCAAGGAATTATTTCCTTCCGTCAAACGCTTTCAACGCTGATTTGGCTGGGGCGTCATCTTTACCGCTCAAAGTCTTAATGATGCCGTAGGAGGCATGCTTGCTGACCATGTCGTTAGTCATGTTCTTGCTGGCGCCTTCTGGCTCATTGTTAACGGGCAGACCCATTGCCAGGCGCTTGTGTTGGGGAATAAGAGAATTGTCCATTTTAAACCTCAGGGGTTGATGCCATGGCCGGTGGTGAAGCGTGCTTTCTGTCCTTGTTCGGCCTCAAAGACAGCAAGTTCTTTTGCAGTAGTATTATCTTCTGCATTCATTTGTGCGCGAGCCTGAACGCCGGCCATCTCAGCTTGGATACGGCCTTGGTCAATCTGCTGCTGGCGAGCCTCGTGAGCCGCCTGCAATTGTAGTTTCTGAGCATCAAGCTGATTCTTGGCCTGATCAAGAGCAGCCTTACGCTGTGTCTCAGCCATAAGGATCTGAGCCGGATCCATTGGAGGCTTGGGAGCCATCTGCTGCATGACCTGCATTGCCTGCATGATGATCGGAGGCAGACCCTTGAGGCTTTCCTGAATGTCAGGCATGTATCTTTGGCTTGCCATGGCAAGTGTGCGATCAAGTTCGGCAGACATCTCGTGATCTTCTCCGCCCAAAAAGCTGTCTAAAGGCTCGCCCGTAGCAGCACTGGCTTGTTCATAGATATAGAGCGAATACCAGTAAGCCATATGCTCTTTGATGTGCTGCAGGACGCCAGGAATGAACACAGGCCCAATAAGGGGGTTCATGCCAAAGATTGGCGAGCGCAGGTAATCAAGATGGACTTGAAGGTGAGCCAAATGATCTTGCATCGGGAAGGCAGCAACAGGACGACCCAGCGTGAGGGCCAAATTCTCATTGACTGCATTTAGTTCTATAGGCTCAGGGCGCTTGGCAAGAAGGCGCTTGGCAGCATCAGGGATCTTGGTGCGATCGAGGAATAGCTCCTCAACAGCGCGGGGATCATAAAGCTGGGGATGTGTGTCTGCACGCTGCAGAACCATCTGCATCTGTGCGATACGTTGCGCCTCAGAGAAGATGTTTGGATCAGAGACAGGCACGACATCCATTGGACCTTGAAAGTCCTTGGCCTCGCACATCTCTTCGCCAGTCACTTTCTTGATGTAATTATCATCAAGGTGCTGGGCATTGATGCGATGCAAGACTTTGAGGAACATCGCCATGGCAGCATGCTGACGGGCATGGATAGACGAGAAGACCGTCATGCCTTGCTCGAGCAAGGCCATGGTCGTGCCAACAGGCTGCTGAGGCGATGCTTGCTTGAAGTCTTCAAAGGTTGTGCGAACAACGCCTCTGGCTGCTTCAGTCACAAACCCAAGGAGCTGGAACAAGACAGGGCTTGGTGGATTGAAAGGCACAGCCATGGCGAGCTTGCGAACGTCATCAGAACCAACACCGCCCTCAATCTCTGTCACCTGGGTAGGCTCAATGCGGTCTGTCTGACCACCGCGATTGCCACCCTTGAGCTTCAGCATGCCGGGGAAGTTGTTGATGTGCGCACTATCAAGCAACGCACGCAAAGCGCCTGTAGCTGCGGCAGACAAGCTGCCGATCATATGAGGCAGGCCGATCGGGTACGCACCACGCCAAGGCACGAAGGGGAACTCGATGATGTGGATTAGCTCTTGCTGCTGATCGTCGTCTGCATCCCAATTGCGATAAATTGAGAGCACATTTTGTGAGCTGTTGTCGATCGTAACAATGTAAGGCGCCAGACCGAAGTTCTCTTCAAAATCCAGATAGCAGGCGATCTCGAAGACCTGGCGTGTGCCGTCTTCGTTGTAGGAGCTTTGCTCCTTGCCTTCGATCCTATTGTTGGCCTTCTGAGGTCCAGACAAATCGGGCTCTTGAGGCGTATCAAGATTAATCTTGCGATACATGCCAGAGTTGACCCGCATCTCGAACTCGAGACGGGTCAGAGCCTGTGCGTGTGTCTTA